TGTGTAGTTCATTTTTTTATATGTTTTATTATATTAAGTATAGCATACTTTTATTTATTTTGCAAGTCTTTGATAGTGTTTTCTAATAATTCTATTATTAGTTGATGAGTTTTTAGTACAACAGAAATTTGTTTAATACTTTCTTTAATTTTTTCAATTTCTTCTGCGTTTTTATCATTCATATTTTTGATTTATAATAGTTTATTTTATCAATAAAATCTTGTTCTGCCCACTTTTTCTTATTATCTAACATATCAAATATTTTATCAACTTCTTCCTGACCATATTTTTCAATCATTTTTCTATAAAACATTGCTCCGTAGCCGCCCAAGTTAATATTGCAAAAGTAACAACAACTGGCTAAATTTTTTTCGTAAAAACGCAATTCGTCGCCACATATTTTTGAAGGGAGAAAATGCCCGCAATGCCAACTTTTTCTATTTTTTATTTCTTTACCGCATACAAAACATTTCGGGCCATCTCTATTTTTAACATAAGAAGAGCATACTTTCCATAACTCTTTTTTAAGTTTTTTTAATCTTTTATTTTTGTTCATTTAAAAAATCTCTTATATCTTTTCCGTCTACATCTAAACCAGTAGAATCCCAACCTGCTACTTTTTCGGTTGCGAACAATTCTATGCGTGGCAAATCACCCATTAACTTTACAATTCTTTCTCTAACTTCTTCTGGTTTTCTTGAATGTTCTCTGCGATGAGCTAAAACAACTTGTTTAACATTTTTTTCAACTCTTTTAGGATGCCCTTTTTTTGCGAATAAACATAATTCTATATTGCCATTACTCCAATGGCCGAGTCCCGAATATAAAGAATCGTTTTTAGGGTTTTGCTTAACCCAACAAAACGCACAGCAAGTATATTTAAATCCCCATCTTTTTATAGTTTCTAATGCTTCCTCCAACTTAGGCATAGTCGCCCAAAAAAATAAACCACAATCTTTTTCTGCAATATTTTCTACTGGTAAAGAATAAATTTCTTCATCCGTCATTGTTTTATAAGTGATTCCTCCCATTCTTGGGTCATTGTTTTTTTCGTCACGATAACGCCAAGGAGGATCTGCGTATATAATATTATATTTTTTCATAATATTGTTTAAATTTTTTAATAAACTCACGATCTTCTTTTGTAAGTTTATAATTTTGTTCCATTAAATAATCGTATGTTTTTTTTAATAGTTGTTTTCTAACTTCAAATTGCGACAGTGTTCCATTTCCGATATGACATGAAAAATTATTTAACGGAATAGCATTTAGTGGAGAGTTAGAAACGCGACCTAATGCGTGATGTAGACAATTACTGTGATTTAATCCGCACCACCAGCATTTTTGATTCCAGAAGAAAAGTTCCTTTGTTTTATCTGTAAAATTATTTTTCATTTTTAATAGTCTAACAACAATAAAGAATCTTTTTTAACCTCGGTTATAAATGACAATTTTGTAACAAAAATAGGATTAGTCGGGTTTACGATGATATGAAATCCAGATTTTGTTTTGTAATGGTGAACTATTTCAACATCTAAATTTTCTATTTCATCTAACGCTTCGCTAATATTGTCGTCATTAAGCGTATCACAATCCAATAAAAAATAATTATCTTTTCTACTGCTTGGTTTCATTAAAGCACTTATCCACCTGTCTTTTATTCTTAAATAGAAATCGTTTTTATTAACTTCGTCATAATAGTCGGCTTCTAACTGGCATCTTTTGAACTCTCTTATTCCCTTGTTAATATCACGGCTATTTACACAAGAATAAAGGCGAAGTTTATCATTTTTACAATATTCTTTCATTTCTAATAAAAGTTTCGTTCCTTTTAGAAATTCTTCTTTATTGGTGGTAACTATTTTTTTATAAAAATCATTATCAGAACGAACAGCACCATCTTTTTTTCTTAAAACTAAAAGTTGTACACGGTATCCGTCCATAAAATTACCAAATGTATTTTCTATTTCTGATAATGTTTTCATAATAATTAGATTAAAACCAACTGTCTTTTCGTCAACTTCTTAGCTTCTCTTTGTTTCTTTTTTTCTTCTAACAAGAGTTTCTTTTCCTCTGCAATTTTCTTTTTTGCTTTTATTCTTTCTTCTTTTTCTATCGTTAAAATGTCGTGCTCACACCAATTTCCGTCCGGCCAAATAGCTTCTAAAATTCTTTGCATTGGTGCATAAATTTGAGTACACCAGTAATACTTTCTATCCCATACTCCTTTATATTCATCTAATACAACACCTTCTTTCTTTCCAGACCCATCTGTAATTATATACGAAATTAAAGTTCCCCAAGTATTCCTTCCAGCCTTCGTTTCCAACATCTTATTTTGTTTAATAAGTTTTTCGGCCAACAAAACGTGGATAGGTTTAGATTTATAATCAGCAATCGGTTTTGAAATTTTTATAGATATTGCTAAATCTTCTGGCAGGATTTCTTCATTCAAAACAAATTGTTTTAAATCAGTTATCCATTTTTTCATATAATTCTCATCTTTATCTTCTTTGAGAATTAAATTAAGCATTTCATTTATGTGACGGCGGGCAAATTCAATAGTTGTCTTTCTAACAGTTTCCAATCCTTTAATCATCACTTGGTCGGTTTCTTTTCTATCTAACATAATCAAATGCCCCGCGTATCTTTTTTTATCAACCATTGCGAATTTTCGGAATGTTTTTTCGTATTGAAGTAATTGAAAATATTCAATCGGCTTATATGTTTTTTTAATATATTTTTCAAGTTTCTCATTTACTTCTTCAATAATTTTAGATATATCTTTATCGTTTCCTATTGATAAAAATTGGGAATCTGTATCAGAATATAATACTTCGTACCCCATTTTGCTAACTATCGCTATGCTGGTACGATTTATATATTGACCAGTGGTAGTAATTGCTTCGGCAACAGCAGGATTAAAATATCTTGTCTTTTTATCTGCTAAAATTCCGTAGAGGCTGTTCGCCAGAATCTTGATTGCTTCTTGACTTGCTTTAAAATTCTTGTATTCTGGCGTTCCATCTTTTGCTTCTTTTTGTAATTTTTTATATTCTTTTCTTTCATCAAGCAATTTTTTCAATAAACCAGCTAAAAGGCTTGGCGATTTTTTTCTAAAAAATTGATTATTTGCGGTCTGAATATATTTTTTATCAGGATTATGTTTTTTGTTTTCTTTTTTAAGAAAATCATCCCATTCTTTAAAATCAACTTCTTCTATCTTTCGTTCTCCAAGCCATTCGTTAAATTCATTTTTACATTGTTCGGATATTTCCTTAACTAATGTATCTTCTCCTATGTTAAAAGTAATAATTGTTGATGGGTACAAACTACGAAAATCCCAAACTCTAACATTATCATATAACCCTAACTTTGGTGTCATTACAAAACCACCTCTAATTGAAATTTTCTCTTCCTCGTCATCTTCTACTACGTCTTCTTTATTTTTCCATTCAGGGCGGGATTTAAAATAAATATTTTCCTTTTTGGCGGCTCTTAGAATATAATTATCCAAAAGCTCGCTGACATAAAACTGATTTAAAAAAGTGCCAGTCCAAGAACATTCTTTAATCATTAAATCAACGATACCAAGTTTTTCATTTAACTTCTGTAATAAAATAGTATCTTGCTTATTATATTCTTCAAACTTTTCAGGGTTGTTTTTATATAAATCAATAATACTTTCAGTATGTGCTACTTTAGTTTGCCCTATAAAAAATTTACAAACATCATTTAAACTAAACCCTGCCAGTCCGATTGTCGTCATATTAGAACCATACATTCTAATCGCCTGTTGCATCATATCAATGTGCATAAATTGCTTCCAGAATATAGATTTATGCAAAGGAACATCACTTTTAGTTGTTATTTCAAGTTGTTCAATCCGGCTAACAATATATGGCATATCAAATAATTTTCCATTCCAAGAAGCCACGACATCATATTTTATAAACTCTTTAATAAGATTTTTAATTAACTCTGTTTCAGCGTTAGAATCTCCATAAGTTTCTAATCTTTGAAATTTAGTTTTCCCAGTGTTATCACAAATAGCCCACGATAATATCTGGTCACGCCCAATTGAAATGCCAGGGTTAGAGTCGTCAGTTTCAATATCAAAAAATCCAATTTTTAAATTATCTTCTATTTCAATGGAATTATCAACCATATATCTTTTAGTTAAAGATAGGTCGGATTCCCTAATATCTGATTTATAAGATTTTAATTTTTCCAATAAATACTTTACTTGATTAAAATACTTATCACCAATACAATATATTTTCAAAAACGGCGAGCAACTTTCTGTTGAAATAATAACATTCTTATCTTCATAAAACTTTAAAGTTTGTTTTACTTCGGGTCTATTTAATTCGTTTTCGTGTATATAAAAATACCAAGCAAAATCATTGATATGATGTATCTTTTTTTTACCTTCCGAATCACGATATAGTAAGTTTATTGTTGACTCGTTGTAATTGTTCCACGCAAATATCGGTTTTAATTTCTGCATTATGCTTGTTAATAATATCTAAAATAGTCGCACCATTTATAAAGTAATAGTATTTTTCTTTTCTTTTGGCATCTGTTTTCAAATTTTTGCGCCGAATAACTTTAACTTTATAAGTTTCATTATAATTATTTTCAATATCTTTATGTATCAATCTTTTTAAATATTCATAATTGGAATACCAGTTTAAAAATTTATAAGTTTGCCGAATTGAATAATCCTTAGTAGGACTCGGAACCGCAGAGTTTTCCATTTTGTTTAATAAAAATATTAAGGAGTATAAACCCACACCTGATAAGGCGATTTTTTAGTATATGAAACATAATATTCAGATTCTTCCATTGATAGTTCTTCTTTATCTTTTTCTGTGGCGATAAATACAAACCCTATTCCAACATTTTCAATAGACATTTCTTCAAGTTCTGAACATTCACCACGATCTTCTCGCACTAACTGACGAAATTTTCGATATGCTCCAATTTTAGTTTTACAATTTACCGCCATATCTCCTTCTTCTCCAAGATATTGCGGTTCTTTAAGTTCTTTCATTGCTTCTTGAATAGTCATATTATTTTTGTTCATTTTCCCAACTATTTAAAATTGAAATAGCAAAGGAAAGTCCTTTAATTGTTAATTCTTTACTTGACTGATTGGAATTAAGATAGCCGTTTTTTACGAGTTCAATTTTAAGGTTCTTTTTAAGTTCTTCTTTTGTTTTTCCTGATATATTTGATATATTAGATATTTTAGCATACATTTGTTTGTTTAGCCGTTGCCGTGTCAAATCGTCTGTTTCAGAACTTAACTTTTTTAAAGTTTCAACGTCGCCACGATAAACAACAATCAAAAGTGGGTCATTCATATTAAACTTTTGACCCATTGCAAGAACATTTTGTTTTTGTGTTTCGTCCGCCGCAAGCGTGATTTTATACGATTTAGATGATAAAACCGTATTTATTCCATAAAAAGTTCCAGTAAAAATGATTGCGTCCTCGTTATTGCTGTCCATAAATAGTTAAAATATCAAATAAAATAGCAAATATAAAACACCATTTACTAAACTTTCTTTTTTCAGAAAACAAAACTATCGTCAAATAAAACAAAGTTGTATAAGTCATATTTTTTTATTTATATTTAACTATATTTAATTATACTATGTTTTATTTTTAAATGTCAAGCTTATCTTTATGTGTTAGATGCCAGCCATCGCAACTATCACAATGATATAGTCTTAAACATCCATTTCCTTGCTTTTTAAGGATATTTAACGCTGTTTCTGCCCCTTTTTTATCATAAATATACTTCCCTTTACATTTTTGCCGAAACAGAATCTTCCTGTCTGTTTTTTTCACGTTTTTCGCCTTGCTTTCTTTGTTTTTCAGATTTCCCCCATTGTCTATCATTCCAGTTATCGGATAGGAAAATCGGGCAATTAGCACGGCGTTCTTTATTAGAAAGAAGTTTTCTGGCTAACTTGACCTTTTGTTTATGTGTGAATTTCATATTTTTATTTTTGCATAGGCAACGCCTTTCTCGTTGCACGTCGAAATTCGTTGTTACTTAGGCACGTCTGCCACACGTTATTTACGGATGGACACTTCTAATCCTACCGATTTCGACAAACTTGCTTATTTCAATCAGCAATGTTTGCGTCTATACTTTCGCCACTATGCAATTCGTTGTTTAGAACGGAGTGTCCTCGTCTTCTTCATCGGCGGGAACATCCTCTACTACTTCGGGAGTTTTAACTGTAGTTTCTTCTTTGTTTAATTCCACAGTCGGCACGTCATCTTGTTTTTGAATAGGTGTAGTAGCAACTTCAAGTTTAGATTTAAAATGTTCGGCAACTTCGTCCAATGTGCTAAGTTTAGGTGCTTTCTTTCCTACATACTGAATTGAAGCAAATTGAATTGCCAACTGATAAGCCAAGAAAGTATTGTTTTGCGGTTGCGTGGCAGGTTTTGAATAATTAGAATATCCTCCTGTTGCTTTCTTACTTTCAGAAATTGGTTTCTTTGCGTTCAAAAACTCACGCTTGCCGTCTTTACTAAATCCCTTAACAATTTCTTCAACATCATAACTTCCTCCTTCAACCCAACCTTCCGCCCACGTTCCAGCGGCTGAAATAGTCCTTCCTTTAACATCAACAATAGTTGTATTTGTGAACGGACCAGACGAACCTGGAATTACTTTTCTACCTACTAACTTTTTAACTGTAATTGTTTCCATTGTTTTTTTATTTATTTAGATTTAAAAACTCCTCGTAACGATGGCAATCGCAATACGGCGGATGCCATTTATTTGTTGGTCTATCAAATTCTCCTGCATTAATTTTGTCTAATGTATATTCAACTTCTTCCCAACAACACGCTAAATCTACTAATGTTGGTCGCTGGATAAGAACTTGATGATTTTGAGCACCGACCTTTGGTATCTTTTTTAACAATATAACATAAACAGTTTCTTCTGGCAAGTATTCAAATTCTGTGTAAAACCATAGATTATATAGCAGAGTTTGGATTTTAAATGCCAAGTCATCTTCTTTCCATTTGTTTTTAGCCGTTTTAAATTCTGCTATTCTTGGTAATTGTCCTTCTTTAACAATTATTTTGTTTCCAATTTTCTCTACGCCCGCCAGCCTGTCAATAATACCAAACATCGGCAAAGATGACATTTCTCCCGTTAAAGGATTCATTAACTTTCCTTTTACCCATACTTCCGATTCGCCGTCGTTTAAATTATAAAGATTGTTTAATGTCGGGTGGACTGTTAAATAATGTTTTAACATCGCCTTACCCATTTTTACATAATCATCATAATCTTTCTTTTCGTCGTCCATCATTTTCTCCTTATCAAATTTTTCTAAGAACATTTTCCAAATGTCTTTCTGGTCGTCTTTTCCTGATTTGTAATTATGATACATTCCTTCAAGAGCGAAATGGATAGCCGAACCGAATAAGAAGTGTATCTGCTTGGTAGGAATACGCAATTTGAGAATGTGTTTTAGAAAAAATAGGCGCGGACAATTGTGATAATCCAAAATTGCGGAAGGACTGAAGTGATTTAGCTTATTTTCCATTAAAATGTAGGTTGCCGCCGAGCAAGTTCTTTTTGATATAATTCTCTAAGATACTTGAGTTGCATATCGTTATATTTTTTAATTTTAATTCCGGCCTTTATTTTTCGTGAAAACTTTTTAAGTTCTTTTTCGTCTTTTGCGTTTAGCAATGCGTTAATTTCTTTTACAATAGCTTCAAACGCAGGCATCCCTGGCATCAAGTTTGGTTCTTTTTCTTTTGTAAATGCTTCTGCCTCATCTTCACAATAAATTGATGAATAAAGGTCTAAATGCTCCAATATAGCAATCATATGTGCCCTCTTTTCGCTCATCTTCCTCAAATAATCGCGACCCCTATATGGACAATTTAATCTATTGGCTTCGCCCGTTGCCGTCATTTTTCTTTCGCCGTGAATACATTCGTCTGGATTTTCTTTACTTGCTTTTGCTTTACATGTTATTGTGGCTCTAACAACATATTCTAAATCATTTCTATAATCTGGAATTATTTTATCAGATTCTTCTATTTCAAAATTTTTGGAGATTCCCGCTAAATTTGCAATATGTTTTAATGCTTTGTATGAAATGATATGTTTATCTTTTTTGGGCGAGAGCCAGCAATCTTCCTTGTCTACGACATCTCGAACATTTACAACCTTTCCATTTTTATCGAGGAAGGTCGCTGTGATTAATTCTTCAGTTTTTTCTTTTTTTGCCATATTTTTAATAATCATATTCACTAACTTCTGGCGGATTTAACAAAATGTATTTATCTTCGCAATTTCCAATTTTATTTTCTACTATTTTTAAATATATTTCTTTTCCTTCGTTTTGGGTTACTATTTGAACAACAACATCAGCTTCTTCTTTTTTTACATTTTCTGAATCTTGTATTGCATAAATTTTATAGTTCATATTATTTTAAAAATAGGCAGGTGGTCAAGGACAAGATACCCTCACCTCCTTTTGCTTTTCTTACCTATTTTTTTATTCTTCAAAATCATATTCAAAATTTAAAACCACATCTCTATCAAACATATTAAGCATAATATCACCAATATCTTCAATAGAGTCATAAGTGCCGACTTTCATAACTCTTCCTTCTCCTTTTTCTGCGATAGCGTAGAGGGCTATTTTTGGTTCGTTGTTAGTTTCTCCACATTTTTCATCACTGTCGTTTAAAACAATATCACGATTGTCGCCAAATCTATTTTTAATTACTTTCAATATTTTATAATCCCCTTCTTCTACTACTTCAATAGCAACATCTGCTTGCTGCATTTTTTCATTATCTATTTCGTCTTTATCGTCTTTTATATAAATATTCATATTTTTATTTATTATTTTTATTTCTCCTCCCCATTGTAAATTATCCCAATTATCTATCCATTTATTCTCATATTTATTATCTATGTTTTCTACTTTAAGCCCTGACTTATCCAAATATATTTTTATTACTTTTCCTTTTTTAAATACAGATCCATCACTATTATAAGATTCAATAACATCACCAATTTTAGCTATTTTTACATATTCCATTAATTTCATATTTTTTATGTTTATATATGTTATATAGCATACTTTAAAAAATAAATCAACATTAGTTTATAGAACACTTAATATGTTTTTCTTTCCCAACTAACAAAACCTGGTTTCTTTTCAAAAATTAAGAAGAAATACCTACCAAACCAGCGACGATCAGCAACGATATGTAACTTTGTAAGATAAAATCCTTTTTCTTTTAATTTTTCAAGACGAACAGGGGTTAAAAAATTAATAATCTTATGATTTATTAAAAACGCCATTCCTTTTGTGGATATATTACTAGAATGTTCAATCCATTGTGGAATTAAATTAGGATGTCTTCCTTTTTCATTTATTTCATTTCCTGCGAAAGGAGGATTTCCTATTGTCCACTGAATATTTTCATTCCAATCATTTAAAAAATCACAACCATCCTCTATTTCACACTCTAAACATTTAACAGGGCAATTTTTTTGCCAAATTTTATTTTTACCACTGCCAGCATCTAGTGCAACATCTCCTTCTTCAAATGGTATCAATTTTAATAAGTCTTTTACCATTTCTTCATTAGTATAATGAAAAGTTATATCGTGTTGTTTTGGTTTCATATGAATTTTTCTAAATATTTAATTTTATCAGGTTCAGTCGCCAATTTTTCTAAATGCTCTTCCCAATTTCTATAATCAATTATAGCAGCCATATCCCCCTTTATATAACGAATATCTTCGCACCAAAAACATTTAGCAAATTCTTTATTAAAAAGTAAATCATTAACAGAAAAAAATCGTTTTATTCCGCAACAGTCCGGCTCGCAATCAACATCTTCTCCTTCAATGGAATGAGTCGCCCAATCTGAAATAATACAAATTTCTTTTTCTGGTTCTTTTATTGGGTCAACTGGAATATCGTTTAAGTCGGTAAGATAAACATTTATTTCAATTTTAGGATTGCCCGCCAACCCTAAAAAGTTATTATCTATTGCTTTTTTTATAGCTTTTTTAAGAATTTCTTCGTTTTCCATATTTTATATCCATTTAATTATTGGCGAGCCAGTATATCCTCTTTCCCAAACATACCAAGCAAACGCCATTGTTGAAGCCCATTTTTTACCATTTTCATCTGTTGCTGATCCATTTCTTAATGGATTTATTCTTTTTTTAAAAACGTAAACAACTTTCAGTGGCGAATTTTCTAAAAAGGTTGCCCGCTTTTGTCCTTCCAATGCTTGTAATTTTCCAAATAATGCTACTTTATATTTTGCTTCTCTTATTGCTTTTTCTGCAAAATTTTGAAAAAATTCAAATGGCGGGTTGGTTACTAAATTATCATAAATAACATTGGGAGCAATTAAAAAATCAACACCCGTCGCGCCATATCCTCTATCATATAAATCAGAACTAATAGTTTTGTTATATTTTTTCAAAACTTTACTCATTTTTCCATCGCCACAAGCAGGTTCCCATATATTACCATTAAATTTTTCAACTTTCATCAATGCTTCAGTTGCTATTTCTGGTGTGGCATAAAAATCATTTTCAACTCGTCCTCTTTGAGGATTTCCGCCCGCTAATTTTCCTCCTTGTAAAATAATTTTTTTATTTGCTTCTTTTTCCATATTTTTATTTTATTAAAAAAAGATATTTTTGGCAACTTACATTCTATATTGTAACGATTACACCAACCATTTATATTGTATAGACAATTTTCTTTATTTGTGATATTACATTCATTGTTCATAAGACAATATTATATTTTCATTATAATCTTTTTTAAAATAAACACAACCTAATTGAAATCCAAATTGAGGAAACTCTTTTGGTGTGTCTAATAAAAATATCTCTTTTATTCCAAATCCTGAATTTTTCATATCTCTTAATCTTGCTTTATACCATATTGCATTTATTAACTGCAAAAAAACAATATTGTCTGCGACTTCAAAAGATTTGTTCATAAACGCGCGATATTGTGAATAAGGAGGATTTGTAATAATCCAATCCCATTTACCTGTTATTTCTAAAAAATCTTTTCCTTTGTCTATTTCTGCCCAATCCGCTTTCATTACCTTCAAAAAATTACCAGTTCCACAACATGGCTCTAATATTTTACCAAAAGGATTAAAATGTTTTACAATTTTTTCAGCAACATAAACAGGAGTCATTATTTTATCGTTTCCATTTTTTTGCGCTATCGGTCTTCCTTTTTTAATTTTCCCATTTTGCCCATTGTTCATATAATCTTTCTTTTACTATAGTTATATTTTCAATACCGCCGACCGTTTTTTGCATAAACATAGTAGGAATATAACAAAGAGATTCTTCATATCTAAAAGGACAAGTTGGCTGATATTTTAATGGTTCGCCGATTCTAAATCCTGTAACTTCGTTTTCTGGGCAAACACTATTAGTTATACCACGACAACCAATAAAATCTCTAATCATTGGTAAAACTTTAATCAATTCAAAATATAATTGACTTGCTAAACACCTCATTTCGTGAGAAGCTCTGGCGCACAAACGCAATGATAAAAAGTTTAATAAAGACCTTAAATTCATTGTTATATGGTATCGACCAGTCGCCGAACAAAATGGCAAAACATATCTTGCAATTTCTCGTGGACAACTTTTATCTGTTTCATTAAGTAAATCTTTATAAGAATCAAATGCTTCTTCGACTCCTCTCATAAAAATGCTTTTAACTAATTCATTATTTTCTTTTAAAATATGAAACGGCACGATTATTTCATAAACATCATCTTTTTCAACTTTTGAGTATCTTGTAGAAAAACCTGAATGAGAAATTCCTATACGATGTTCCAAAAACTCAGGAGCAACTCCTTTACTCATAACAACGTCAAATTTAATACATATATGTTCAGTCGCACTTAAATATTGATTGACCACTATCATTTTAAAAACTTTTTCATCTGAAACGGATTCTGGAACACCGCTTAGTCGTGCGGACTCAACAACCTCTTTCCAACATTCTGCGCCGCCCACGATTTTAAAATTACTAATTGTCGGTTTTACTTCTTTTATTATCATATAAATTTATAATATTCTACTTTAACAGTTTTTAAATCTTTTTCAGACCAATCCTCATTAAAATCTTTTAAATATTTTAATAAATCTTTACGCATAGCAACCGCCTTCAAACGCTTATTAGACCCATTATATTCTTTTATCCAACAAGGATTCCAATATTTATCCTTTTCCATTTTGACGATGTTTAAATAAAACGGCTCACCTAATGTTTCTAAAACTAACTTATTTAATGGTGATTTTTTTATAATTTTTTTCATAGAATTTGACATATTTCACTTTCAGGAAATAAATTATCATTTGATGATTTATTCTCTTCGTTCATATGTTTTATATATTTTTCTTCTACCCAAATACGCTCGCCGTCAAACAAATAAACTAAATATTTTGGATTCGGACTATTAACATCATCAACTTCTCTAATAATTCCTCTTAAATTAACATAAAAATCATTATTAACCACAACGACATCTTTATATTTAAATTTCATATTTTTTATTTTGTAATCTTATTTTTACCCAATCTTTTAAATACATAAAACGACCTATTTTTAATTTTTTCCACAACCAAAAAAATTTAAAAGACCAACAACATTCAAATATAAAATCTCGCCACGCTCTTTTAATAGAAGTTTCGGCTAACCAATTTCTATTATCTTTAATTTCAACGCCTGTCGCCGTTTCTTCTTGAATATTGAGATTGTTTTTATAATTCATCATCTTCTTTAATTTTTACGATTGGTTTAAAACCATCTTTTTTAATTTCCTTTTTAGATTCTTTTTTTGTTTTTTTTATATTTTCAAATTTAGAAGTGTCTGTTTCGGCTATTTCTTGAGTATCAACTCTTTCGTAAAATCTACCACATTCTTTTTCAAAAATAATCCTAAAATCAAGACCTCCTTCTCCCATTCTATTCTTTTCAATCGTAAGATACATATTATCTTCTTGAAAATTATCTTTTTTATTATTCCAAACAACCAAATAAATATCGGCTTGTTGATAAATTTCTGATGAATTTTTTGCATCATACATGGAGATGCGCGGACTTTTTCCTTGTGGTTTTCTAACGTGTGCAATCAAGAGAACTGGTATTTTTTTATCAACTGCCAAGTTTTTCAAAGACGTAATCGCCTGCCCGATGTTGTGAACAACATCTCTATTATCAACTACAATTTTTTGTAAATTATCAACAGCAATAAAATCTACTCCATAAGAATCAATAGTCGCTTCTGATAATTCTATAAGTTTCTTTATATTCATATCAGACTGCGGGCCGGAATAAAAATATAAAGGATATGAAGAAAATTGTTTTTTTATTTGATTCCATTTTTCAGGATCTTCTCGCAATCTATCCATACTAAGACCGGTTTCAATGCACATCATTCTTAAAATATAAAACATCAATTTTCCTTCAAGAAAAAAACACATACATTTTTTTCCATTTTTTAAAAAATCGTTAAGTATGTTTAAGCAAATTGTTGACTTTCCCACGCCTGACGTGCCAGATAAAATAATAAAATCTTCTTCCTTAAATCCATTTAAATAGCTATTAACTTTTGTAAAAGGAATCGGCATACCTGTAATCGAGCCGTCGTCGTCAAACCAAGCGTCCAAATCATTTACATAATCAGAAATACTGGAAATTGTACCAGGTTCCATTTTGTCGGCGGACAATAATAAATTAGTAAAGTCTTTACTTCCTGATTTGTGTGTTTGCAATAAATAATCATTAACATCCTTAACTGGCAATGTTACATATTTACATCGCAAAACTCCTAATTTTTCCGCCACTCTCTTCGCTCCCTTCCGACCTACGAGATCATTATCCAAACAAATATAAATTTCTTTAAATCCTTTAAAAAATTCTATCCAATGAATTGGAAAAGAAAGCCCGCCGAGCGTAATTCCGACTACGTTCCTAACGCCCATTTCGTACGCTGCGATACAATCAGTTTCCCCTTCCGTTATCACTATGGCTCTTTTTTTTCTATCAATACCGTCCATATTAAACAATAAACTCGGTTGCCCCGCCACGCTTCTAAAATCTTTATCAATAAAATTCTTAAATCTTAAATTCCAAACCACGCCGTCTTTAATCTGGGGAAATATAACAAAATTTTTATCAGCTCCCAATCTAAACTTTTTAATGGTTTCAATAGAAAATCCTCTGGTTTTAGTTAAATATTCAAAAGCTGGTTTGTTAAAAGTAGGGTCGTTTTCGTCTAATTGTTTTTCATATCCTTCCAAAAAACTTTTATCAATTTCTTGCTTGCCCGCAAAAATGTCATTTGTTGCTACAACATCATCTAATTTTCCTATTTGTGCTTTAAACTTAAAAAAGCTTTTATGAGCCGCCCCACATTTTTTACAATCATGTGCTCCTGTTTCCTTGTTCATATAAAAATGCCAAGTGTCATTTCCGCAGTATATACATTCTTTTAAATTAAAATGATCACTCGCGACCTCTCGGTATTCTATTTCTAATGAATCAAGAAATTCTTTAATGTTTAAATTATCGGACATTTTTATATATTTTTTAATCTTTCTTCTGATATTTTACAATATTCTAAATCTTTTTCAATGCCTATATAATTACGTTTCTCTAATTTAGCCGCCACACAAAAACTGCCACTCCCAGCGAAACAATCCAATATTATATCATTTTTATCAGTGTATGTTTTTATTAAGTATTGACCAATTTCAACAGGTTTTTGTGTTGGATGAACCGAAACAGAAGGATGTGGTTTTTTAAAATTTAAAATAGAAGAAGGATATTTTTTAGTTTCCCCAGCACGTTTGTCTTCTGTTATTTCAAATTTTCCATAATTTTGATTTTTAATTTCTTTGTTTTTATAAGATTTTCCTTTTGAATGTAATGGTTCGCCAATTGAAAATTGAGGATTATATTTTGGGTTACCAAAAATAAGTATTATTTCGTGTTGTCTTAATGGCATCCTTTTAGCATTTAAAAAACCAGTTTTTAATTCTTTATTCCAAATTAAATCATATCTATAAAATTTTTTATATTTTGTTATTAATTCCGAAGTATAAGGATTTTGAGAAAATAAAATAACAGATTTTCCAACTCTAAACAATTCATCCAAATTAACTTTTATATCTTTTTTGTTTGTTGTTAACCCATATGGCGGGTCTGTTAAAATTAAATCAATACTGTTATCATCAAAAGTTCTTAAAACATCAATACAACTACCACAAATTATTTTATTAATTGGTAAATCCATATTTTTTAAAATTATACTTTTTTAGTCTTTCTTCTGATATTTTACAATAATTCTCATCTTTTTCAATGCCTATATAATTAAACCCTTCGAGTTTAGCCGCCAAGAGCGTACTAGAACTTCCCGCAAAACAATCTAATATAATTCCATTAGGAGGTGTAATCGCCTTACAAAGGTATTGCATTAATTCTACTGGCTTTTCGTTTGGGTGCTTTAATTTATCTGGTGTAATTCTTTGAAACTCTAATAAACTATGCGGTCTTTTATTAGGAAATTTAAAATTGCCTTTTGTTGCAAAAATAATATTTTCGTGTTGCGGTGCGAAGTCACCAAACAAATCTCCCATTCCGTGAATTTTTTTATTCCAAATTATTTGTGCTTTATCTTTAAATCCGGCAACTCTCATCGCAATTCTAAATATTTCTTCAGTATCATAACGAGTAAAACATAACATTGCCCTATTTTCTTTTAAAACTCTAAATGCTTCCGCTAGCCACCAAATATAAGGAGATTTGTCATTTGCAATTTTAGGTTTCCATTTGGATTTATCAGTCCGCCTGGCGGACTGGAAATTTATACCATAG